TAGGTCCTAGCTTTTCCAGTGTTGCTATGGATTTGAGCTTAGGAGCCTCCCAAATAATTTCTGGGGCCATCCCCTTCTCAACTAAAACGGTGGCGGCTAGGGCCGTGTCAGCAATCTTACGATGGGTTTTTGTGGTAGTGAGCTTGTAACCTGGTGGAACAATGTCTCGTTCTACCGCACGAATTAAAGCAAAATTTTCCACATCGGTGACCCACGTCTTTAAGTTTTGGGCTTTGGCGAGGACTTGACTGACTTCTTCTTCGCTGAGGAGGGCCGGGGCTTTGAACTCTTGGCGGGCGAGCTCTGTGTTGTAGTCCGAGCGGGCGCGGCACTGCGCTTTTGCGCGGCAGAAGCCACACCAGTCGCCGGGGAGGAACTCGCCTGCGCCGCTCCACGCTTTCTTGGCTTTGGGTTTGACGAAGTAGTTGGCCCAGTCGACAAGTTTACTGATGCTGGTACCATCGGTACTGATACTGTCAAGTCGGGGCTGATGTATCGTGTAACTGACTTCTTTAAGTTCTGGGAATTCTTCTTTAAATTTGCTATACGCACCGAGCGCGTATAGTCGCAGCTGCGGGTTGTCTTGCGCGTAGACGGGAATTCCTTTTCCAAATTTGAGGTCGATGACGCGAATGGAGTGCTTAGAAAGTATAACCACATCGGCTGTACCAAAGCCGTCAGGTACCCAGTCGCTAAAGTCCACGCGCTGTTCAAATAGCGGGGTATCTCCCTCACCGATTTGGCTGCGGACGTATAGAACGTAACTATCGACGTGAGCCTCAAAATCGTCGTTGTAGTAGGGTGTTGCTTTAATGGCTGCTTCTTCATTTTGATACTCCTCCATTCCAATTTGATTGTAGTATTGTCTTAATTTGATTTCTGCAAATGAGTGGGCCATGGTGCCTTCTTGACTAAAGTCAAAGGCACCAGGGGGTCGTTTTTGTTCTGGGAGTGTTGCTTCCAATTTGGCTGACGGTGTGCAGGATAGCCATCGTTTAGAGCCGGAAGCACTGAGGAGTGCGTGTGCTGTCATTTTTGCCTTTTTAGTCTGTTTAGTAGTACATATACTAATGCAAAAAAGGCACCCTTTTGGAGTGCCTTTTTAAAAAAAACTTAAAAAAAAATATTTAATTATATTTTAAGCGCAGCGATAAGATCGCCAATTTCCTTGTTAAAATCTACAACAACCTCTTGTTTAATGTTGGCCTTAATCTCGCGACTATCTTTATAGTCGTCGGGGTACTGGCCTCGCAAGGCAATCTCTGCAACGCGGCTGTTAAATGCCTTGTTGTCAATGTTAGCTAGGAGCATCATCTCCCAGTAGCTTTGGCCATAGGTTGTCGCCATGTCCATTGTCTCAGCAAAGAATGGGTCCTCTTGTTTCCATTTAGCCGCTGTGGCCTTGCTAACTCCCATTGCAGCATACATACTTTTTTGAGACGCGCCTTGTTTACCAAGTTCTAAAATGGTATTAGCCATTTCCTCGGTAAACGTTTTTTTATTTGGGGATGTTTTTTTAGTCGCCATTATTTTTTCTTTGGAGGCTTAGCGGTTTTTGCTGCCGCTTTAAAGTTACTAGCTGTTGGGGCGCCTGCGGCTCCTGGCTTGCGCATCTTTTCGCCTGAGCCCGCTGCGATACGTTCTCTCTTTTTTTGGATATTGGCGTATAAGCCGGGTTTAGCTGCCATAATTATTTCCTAATTGTTAATGTTGGTGGAGGTGGACGGGATCGAACCGACGACATTATGCTTGCAAAGCATACGCTCTCCCAACTGAGCTACACCCCCGTGTAAAACTTGGTGCTGGAGGTCAGACTCGAACTGACGTACCTTTCGGGGCGGCTTACAAAGCCGCTGCAATTGCCGCTATGCGACTCCAGCGCTATTAAAACGATTTACCGTCTCGGTATCTTTGCATTCTAGCATGTCTACCTTTGCCTTTATTTTTGCCTTTGTAAGTAGCTGTTTGGCTATGGCAGTTTGGACAAATTAAACAAAGGTTTGATGCTATATGATTACTAGAGTTGCCATCTTTATGTTCTACTTCAAAAACAATTGCTTTATTTTGCCAATTTTTTATATTACAAACAGAGCATTTATTTCCATCTCTATGTATTAAAGCTTTTCTAGTTGCATTGTGATGAATAAAAATATTTAATTTATCATCTAAAAATAATTTAAATTTTTGTTTAAATATAAAATCTTGTTGACATTTTAAACTGCAATATTTATTAATACTTCTATGAGAAATATCTTTTAATTTGCCACAACTTAAGCAATTAAATTGCTTCATTTTAACTCCGATTAGTTTAATGGGTGTCGCTAGTTTGGTGAATCGGCACCAAACAGGGGAGCTACCCCGTTCGCGACATAGAAGTCCCTTTAAAGGGGCTGTTCCTTAAAACACGATGCCAATACCATTAGCACGTTTTACTATCTTTGTCAGCTCACGCTCATTGGCGTCGCTAACAAACTTATTAATTTCTACAGCCTTCTCAATAACCTCTTCCATGGTTGGAAACTTAGGCGCTAAATCGGCTGCTTCTTTGGTTGCCTTGTCTAGCGCATCAAACGCGGCTAGGTTAGCCTTGTATTGCTGCTCTAAAAAGTCTTTGGCTGTGTTAAATACGGAAAAGCGTAGTTCAAATGGGTTCATGTAAATCTCCTGTGTGATGTGTGAAAGTGCCGGATTCTATGCAGGTGTCCGGCAACCTGTGGCCTTATTTACGGCCAAAGTGGATAAAGGAGCGCTTCACAGCGTGTCCTATATACACTAATGCAAAAAATACTGTAAAACCGCCCTAGTCCGGAATGATGATCGTCTTTTTGGGTTTGGACGGGGGTGTTTTGTTTATGGCGCTGTGTAGGTGAGGCATTACATCATTTAGCATCATCTTGGCCATTGCCGCAGCCTTTTCTTGATGCTCTATCTCCTGCTGTGCTGTGGTCATTTTAGCTTTACGCTCAACCTCAGCTATGATGTTGTTGCTTATACCTGCTCGGCTAAGCAGTTGCTTTAGATTCATCTTGTGCCTTTGCTACAGCCTCCAAACTTGCCTGAGCTTTTTCTACTTGTGGGCCGGCTTGTTGCTGAATCATGTTAATGAATGCCACCAATGTTGTTGCTGGTACTTGGTTAGGTGTATTCAAAATGTTAAGCAATGCGTTTACTTCTTTTACTGCAAACTCCAAAGTGATTGCAAAATCATCTAACGAGTTTTTAACTTCTTCAGTCATTTTTACTTCCTTTCTTCTTCTTTGGTTTAAATAAATTTTCTCTTGCTGCTAATTTAATTGGATCGGTACAATATTCATCCAGTTCAAACACACGACAATACGTGTCCATTAATGCCGCACAGCGCATGTCGTGCAAAACTTTAATGCCTAGTAACGCGTTAGCTACATCGTCTGGTGTCATTACCACGGGTGCATCTAAGTAATGCTTAAACAATAGGTTGATATCTTCGCTTGTCTGCCATACCGTATTAATTTTGTCTTCTAAATCAATTCGTGTATTCATTTCTTTTTCTTTGCCTTTTTAATTTCTTTGTCAAAGTCAACACAAAACCAACCGCCAACCAGTTTTATTGCTGGCATTATTTCTTTGTATGCTTTAATGTCGTCTTCATGCCAAAGGTTATTGTTTTTTAAATTATCCTGCATGCTAACGTAAGAATCAGCTAACGTACTAACTACAACCTCATCTGCAAAATCGTCGTCAATTTCTATTATCATATTCTTTCTCCTGGTTTAAACGGCATACACTGCGCTGCCTTAAGTGTTACCTCTGGGTTAACTTCCGATTCTAAAAATTTTGTTTTGGTAATTTGACATTGCTGTTCACTTCCATAATCGGTGCTAGTTATAAATCCGCAGGTGTTTCCAATACAAACTATTCCTACAAAAATAAAGGCATTCATTTTCCACACTCGTCAATTTTTGTTCGTTTTTGTAGCTCGCGTTGGATGTACCATACTGCCTTACGTAAATCTTCCACTGCATCATTTTTTAAATCAGCCCGCCAAATATACTTAACGGCGTTACCTAAGTTAAAGCTCATGTGCTCAGTAACTTGTATGCACTCAATGCCAGATGGGTGAGCCGTGTAGTGTTTAGGTTTGTTCACTGGATCGTGCATTTCTCATCTCCTTAAGTTCTTTTTCCATAATTTGTAACTCCTCCGAGCTGTCACAAACCCAGATCCCCAATAAATCTTTATACATGCTAGTGTCAATATCCTCCACACCAGTAATTGTTTCCATAACATAATAGCCTTTGTATTTATGTTCTACAATAAAGTTCATATCTTTAATTCCTTTTTGATAAAATCAATGCCCTTTGCGAAATGATACCGCCAATACTTTTCTGTTACGTTAATGTTGTGATAATTTTGTCCATCTAAAAATGATTCAATAACAAACTGTTGTTTGGTTGGCATTTTTTCAACGATCAATCTACGGATGTCTGCAATATCTTCTGGGTCCCATGGAAGCCATCCTTCCACAATTTGCACCGACGAGTTTTCTGTTTCGTCTTGCTCAATGGGGTCAACGTCTTCGTCTGATAACCTAGGCGCTATAGCATTGATTTTGTGTTTTGTTTTTGTTCTTTTGCTCATGCCTATACTAATGCAAAATTTAGGGCGTTTAAAAGGGCGTCTTGTAAATTTATTTTTCCGTCCAAAACTTTAACTACGTGCCCGTCAATACTATTAGACACAATTAGATGGTGTATGATAACAGGCTTTTCCTGCCCTTGGCGATAAATCCGGGCGTTGGCTTGGATGTAGTTCTCTGAGCTCCAGGGTAGGTCATACCAAACGGTTTGTGCCGTCTCTCCAACGTTGCACTGGAGATTAAGCCCGATGCCCCCAGATTGTGGGTGTGCGAGTAACATACGAATCTCGCCACGACGCCACGCTTCAATGTTGTCATCGTCCAAGACCACGGCGTCCGGGAAAGTGAGCCGAAGCCTTTGCAGACTGTGCTTGAAGTGGTAGAATACAAGCGCTGGGGAGGAGGACTCTTCCATGATCGACTCAAGACGTTCCAATTTAGAACGGTGTACTTCTTGCGCTTCTCCATCTTCGTTATAAACGGCGCCCGATGTGAACTGGAGAAGTTTGTTCGCCAATGCTGCTGCTGTTGGCGCTGTGATGGTTTGCTTCCCAATTTCAGCGACCATGTCTTTTTTAAGTTGTTCATACTTTGCCCTTACATTTTTGTCTATCTCAATGTCGTGGTGTAGCTTAGTGCACTCAGGCAGTTGCAGGTAGTCCTCGGCCTTTAACGAGTAACAGATATCAGATATTTTTTGATTCAATATCAGATCACACCCCGGCTTTAACTTCCAGCTATATACCACCCGTGTATGGCGGTTCATTTGGTCAGGTGTCATATACTTGTCCCTAAACCGGGTTAGGCTGGTCTCTAAGCGCGCACCTAAGTCCAGTATACCCACCTGTGACCAGAGATCCTGCATGCCTTGAGGGGTAGGTGTGCCTGTGAGAATTAAACGCCGTGAGAAGCTCTTTAAATGCTTCTTAAGCGCCTTAAAACGTTTGGTGCTGGCATCCTTAAACCGGCTAGACTCGTCAATTACTAAGTTAGTAAACACTAACTTATTTGAAAGTTCACAAAGCCACGCCACGTTCTCTAGGTTAATCAGATAAATGTCTGCTTGCGAAGTCAAGGCGGACAATCTCTGTGTCGGGTTCCCCATTATTTTCGATACGCGTAAATGGCTCAGATGTTGCCATTTCTTTACCTCCGTGTCCCACACTGTCTCCGCTACTCTCTTGGGCGCGATGATCAGTGTCTTGCCCTGGAATTGCTCCGCTATTATGGTAAGCGTTGTAGTGGTCTTGCCCAAGCCCGGCGGTAAAAAGAGCCCCATATTTGGTATCGAAATTGCCTTCTGAATAATTTCCTGTTGGTACTGGTGTAGTTGTGTTCTTTTGAGCATTTTTATCTATGGCCTTTACCATTGCTTTTAATATTGGTGTCATTATGTTTGTTCCAAACTGTCCTAACGCCGCGTTTACTGAGTACAAAACTATTCTAACATTATCTTTTGTATAACCCTTTAAACTATTTATTCTATCTACGCTCGGCGCATAAGGATGTTGAGTTGCTTTATTTACAGGCGGACCTAAATCAAAAGGTAAATTAGTTAGTTCACAAAATCCGTTTTCTATAGCAGGCAATATGTCATTTACAGTAATTGTGTGTTCAATATTTGATTGCTTGGCCCGGCTTATTGAGTTATATAACAGTGTATGCGCACGACCTTTTGGTGTTAAAGCCTTTTTTGCGCTTAAAGCATATCCTATTTTTTTAACATTTTCAAAGGCTTTTGGTGACCTCCAATCTTCTTTAAAAAAACCTTCTATATCTAATTTGGTTAATTTATATGACTTAAATATGAACCCGTCCTGCCTCACATCACCTCGTTTAAATTGCTTACCTGTTTTAGGATTTAGTCGCTTCACGAATGAACTCCTCAATGTCGTCGTAGTTACGTAGCACATGAACAGGAAAACCCTGCTCGCCTATTTGATCAAACACTAAAACTTGCCTAGGCGAAAGGACTCCAGTGCTCGTTTTTAATTCCACTAGGTGTACTTGGTTGTTCAGGAACACTATTCGATCCGGCACCCCCGAGATTGTGCTGATCCACTTGAACGTCAGCCCTCCCGACTCCACTACCTTTTTTACTAGGTACTTTTCTATTTGTTTTTCTAGCATGTTTTTCTTTCTCGTGCATACATATTTTAAAAACTTGACCGGCTAGGTGGCCGGATAAGTAGGCACGTGTTTCGTGTACAAAGTTATCGTCTTCACCTATGTGCTCGGCTAGGTGATCAACAGCATGGCTAACCTCGTGAGTGATAGTATCCACAAGCTCACCCAGATTATCATTAACCAAAGACATATCGAACACAAGGATGATAATGGCGTTCTTACCATCGCCAATAAGATGTGTTTCAGCAATACCACAATCGAGTGCACTGGCCTTAAGGGTGACATCGTGATCCTTTAATATTTGTTGAAATACCTTGTCATCAAAGCATAGCTTAACAACATCGGGAAAGAAACCAACGTCTAGCTTGTAGTAGTTGTAATTCTTTTTCTTTTTAATCATTCTAAAAACACTGGGGTGTGTTCACCAACCCAAGCGCCTCGCATATTACAATCAATGTATTCCATGGCGTCGTCTTCTGTCATGCCGTCATGGTCGACCAACAAACAAATTACTTTATTTAAGTCATAGCACACCGCCTCTAACCCAATGCGAGTAGCGACTCCAATGATTGCAGCATCTAAATACTCTGGGTCCATTACTAACAAATCCGGATACTGTTCTGATAGTTCTTCTCTAATTGGTGTCATTAGTGCCTCGTACGTTTTTGTTTGCGTTCTAACAGGTCAATGATCTCGGCCTGCTCATCTTCGGGTAAGTCTTCAACGCGCACGGCGTCTTCCAATATTTCTCCAGTTGTTACTAACTGGACAATCCCCTCCATTAGATTGTCAATGTCCTCTTGGGTCATGTCCATATCTTCCATAAGCTCATCGGCCCATCCGTCTTCAAACTCTACTGTCTTTGGTTTTTTTGTCATTGTCTTACCCCAACGTTAAGTTTAGTTAAAAATTCTACGGCCTTGTCAAACTGCTCGTTTAAATTTTCAAGTTCAGTTACTTGTTTGCGCAACATCTTGGTAGCTAGTTCCAGGGTGCCCGGCGGGAATACACCGCTGTCAATTAAGTCTGCTAATTCATTTGCGTTCATTTCTCTTGTGCCTTTCTTAGTATTGCTCTAGCAAAATCCTGAATATCTTTCATGCTTGGTTTTAATGTTGCATCTTTCCGCACATCATCCCAAGTGTTTGCTATTTCCTCATCTGTTAGTTCTTTTACTGGCTGTCTATCAAAACCCCAAGGTTCACTTTTAAAATCCCATAACTGATTTCTTAAAGATTCTATTTCAGCTTGTTGCTGTCGTAGCATTAAAGCAGCATCGTGTGCAAAGCCATAAGGATAAGCACTTTCTACTATTTCAGCTAGTTCATTTGCGTTCATTTTTCGTCGTCCTTTTTCTTTTTAACTGGCTTAGTTGGCGCCTCGGAGGCTGCAATCATTTTATCTGCTAAATAAAACGCGCGGTTTACTGCCTTCTGGTCCCATTCGTTTGGTGTAGTAATGTCGAACTTCCAATCACCGGCGCAAATACCGTTTAAAATTTGTGTTGCTACGTTTAGTCTATCATTCATTGTTTTCTTCTTCCTCGTTGTTTATTTTTGGTGGGTGTGCGTATAGCGCCTCGGTTCCTACTAATGCCTCGTCGTAATACATCCACTTACCATCTTTATCTTTGATTCGCCATGCTACTGGTTTGTCGTTCATATTATTTCCTAAGTTGTGATACTGGTTTACGTCTACCAAACAAACGCCTAACCTTTAATGCGTTAATGGTGCCAAACGTTTTGTTACGCCAACCTTGGTGAGCACGTCTAACCTTCTGCATCTTGGCCCGCTTAACACAACGCAAGGTATTTTTCTTTATGATTACATTCCTGCGCCGACCAAAACCACCAAAGATGGTGGTAAAGTCGTTACGCATGACTGTCTTTCTAAAGTTAAAGTTTTTCAAAATACGCTCTCGTCAAATGATTCAATTGAGTCGATATACTTTTGTGCTTTTGGTTTAAGACTAACACCAAGATACACACTTACTCTCTCGCCGTTTTGTCTAATCTCTTCAGACTTAACAAACTGCTCTTGCGTTGCAGCTAAAAACCTACGCTTAAATGCCTGCTCTGTACCTGGCGCCATGGACTTCTTCAGCGCCCAGTGTTTGTAACATGCAAACACATCCTCCTTGCGTGTTGTAGCTAACGGATCAAAATCAAGGGCCGCATCGGCAAAGACTGCAAGTGGGTTACCCAGTTCGCTCATCAGGTCAAGGTACTCTTTGCCTGATACTGGCTGGACAAAATGTCCTCCCCTACCGATACGGCGCTTGAGCCCTTCCATAGCCCAATTAAAGATACCCCCCAGCTCAGCACGTAACTTAATTGACAGCTCGGTGTCTTCCTTATTAAAAAATGATTTTGTCATCTTTAATACAATCATACGGCCTGTCAACGCGTTAGAGTTTTCTGTTAGCTGTAACACCTCGTTAGAGTAAATAACAAGGCGAGTAGGAAGATAGCCATTCCAAGACTCTTTATTCTTTCTATTGACAGTGATAGTATCCCCACCAACAATACGTAGAAGCTGAGAAACCACAGCACTGCGATTGCGCTCAGGAGCGCGAGCGTCTGTAAAACTAGCCAAAAGTTTACCAAGCCAAGGTTGAAGTCCGAATGTGTCACATAGTTCTCCTAGTTCGGGTGCCACTGTGTTGTGTTGGCCAAGTAGGTCAACAAGCACCTTGTTAATTGTCCCCTTGCCTGACCGGCGTGGGCCAATGATGTTAAAGAATTTCTGTTGCTTAGTATCTCCCGATAAAATGTAGCCAAACATTTCTTGTAGTGTATCTATTGACTCCTGATCATCGGGCCATACCGACTGCAAGAACGTATCCCAGGTCGGACAAACGGCTCTCTGATCGTACGCAAACGGCAAAGAGTTCTGTGTAAAGAATCCCAGTGAGTGTGGCAAAAGGATAGAATCTTCTAAGTGAAAAATACCATTCTCAACAGAAATCAATTTAGACGCGGCGGGTTTGGTCTTGGCGTATTCCTCTAACCAAATTGGTGGCTTGGTGTTAGGATGGTTTGCCAAGTGGACAATGGATTTAATTGCATCAATCGCGCCTGATACACTGGCAGGGTTTGGGTTAAATGGTGCCAACGCGCCCTGCTTACCTGACTTCTTACACTTGTCTAAAAACGAATAAACCCTAGATCGAATGGTTGCCTCCTCCATAATCTCGTAGTGTGTGCCAACGTAGATAAAAAAATCATCTGCGTAATGCACAAGGGAGTAGCCCTCTTCACTGGAGTAAAAATTATCTAAAAAAGTACGGGCATGATTCATGGTGCCTGAGTCTAAAATAATCTCGCCCCTTGCTAATGCCTCGGTGCGCTCCTGTTGGTTCACTTGGAATATCAACGAGCGCAGGGTGGCACCCGAACCCTTGAACGTCCTCCACTTGTTTTCACATGAGTAGTCACCACTGGCAGTGTAACTGGCGCCTGTTGCCGACCAACGATCCCACGCCTCGCAAGCCTCAACGTCTGCACTAAACTGGTGGTGCAGTATGGCGCCAACTTTAAGCCACTCTGCATAACCCATCTCGGGGTCTAGCTTAGCTAATAGCTCCTCCTCTACGCGAGTGATCGACCACTCATCTAATGGTGCCGAGTAGTCTCCAAATGCGTCGCCTGTGTGCCTCATAGTGCGCTCAGGAATGACTGAGGTTAAGTCTTGCACCCCTGCCGGCACGTCACCCTTAAGGTGGTGCCCTGTCACTGTAAAAAATCGTGAGTTTGCATACGCCTCAAACCCAATGGCGTGGTCTGCGTGTGAGGCAAATGGGTTAGATCGTGTAAAAATCTTCACGCCTGTACCCGATGGTGATACCTCCATGTAACCATCGACCTTATTTGCCAGTTCTAACATAGCCTGATTACTAAACCCCATTATGCTCGAATCATAGCAATCGTCTAGGTCAATCCCTACTAAATTGTCATCGTGTGAAAACACAAACCCCACACCATCAAATTTTTGGGTGTTGTAGGCCTGCTCTACTGCTAGAAAATCTGTCCATGTCGCTGGGTTGGTAGATGAGGCCGAACGGCCTGTGACTTGGAGTGGCATCTTGGCCCATCTCTTGTTGTCTCCATCACCGACCTCGACAAACGACCACATCACCCACCTTGGCACCTTACGAAGCTCTATGGGGATGTTGCCAAGTTGTACTGGTAAGCTAGTTGGTTTCATTTATTCCTCTTTTATTGTCTATACTAATGCAAAATCAATGGCTTACGGCTTTCACGATGTGAAATAAATTCTAAATGAGAATGATTATCATCTGTTTCTAATAGAATCAATAACTTAGACTAATTTCGACGGGGTGACGGGGGTAGCGTACCCTTTTTACTCTTTTTTAAAATAAAAAAAAATAAAACGTAAGTAGGGGGAAAGAACGTGGAAAACACCCCGCAACCCCCGTCACCCCGTCGAAATTAGTCTAAGTCCTTGATTCATGGTGTTCTAATTGATAATGGTTCTCATTTAAGAATGGCGACATAAACTATATGCCCCAAAAAGTACAAAAACACAAACAATATGAACCATTTAAAGTGTTTATCTTTCATAATATGACATCATATCCTTGATTTTTTAAGAAGTTATATATCCATTCACGAAATTTGATGCGGTATTCGTTGTCCTGGGGATCTATTGGGTCCCATATCGCGTCAATGATGTGACTACCCAGCTCGTCATAAAACTCGATGACTTGCAGGTTGCCCTCGCTGTCGTATATCTCACTCGGTATGGCCCTTGTCATTCCTCTTCCTTTATGATTGAGTAAGTGTCACGCACCCTTGGCTCCTCCTCATTCCAGTTGTCAGATGTGCCGTAGTCACCCCGAATAGCACTCATGCGCTCAGACTTTCGGCACTCAGGCTCAATTGCCCACCACTTCTCGGATGCCTCTAGATACTCAAACCACTCATCGTTGCGCTCGTACAGTGGGTGGTTGAGCCCTGCGGTCTCTACTGCGGTGTATTGCCTCTGTGGTACGTGGGCGTGCTTAGCGTAGTCCTTTGTACGCACTACACCCGCTTTATTGCGCGCGGTAATGAATCGACTATATGCACTGGCCTGCTCTTCTGTTAAATGAATCATTCTTCTATTTCCTCGTAGTGTTTGTCTTCTGCAATACTATCTAAACTAACTGGCTCTTTGTTTATATGACCACGCAGTTGGTGAATCTTTGCCGTTGTGGTATCTAAAATAGTAGCCAGCTCGTGGACTGTTGGCTTACGCCCTAATACTTGAGATAATGCCCTTTCGTTGTAGTTTAGTTTTTTAATAGCCTCGGCGATATTAACTGGTAGCCTGATAATGTTGCTTGTGTTGTCCAGCTCCCTGCGCACACCCTTGAGTATAAATGACTTGGCATAGGTAGCAAACTTGGCATTGTTGGTCGGTTTCCAACGCCTAGCCGCGATTAGTAACTGCTCGTTACCCATCGCTAGTATGTCCTCCATTGGCACCTTGCCGTGTTGCCATGCCGTCATCTTGGTTACTACATGCGAGACAAAACGTAAATTATGTGTGACTAATTTATTTAATGCCTGATCGTCACCTTTTTGTATACGCTCTGCCAGTGCATGCTCCTCCAGTGTCGATAACGGCTCTATGCCGTATAGAGATTGTAGGTAGTCAGTCTTAATGTCTTTTGTGCTACTTGTCATTTGTGCCTTTCCGAATCATATTAATGCCGTCTTTGCCTATTACCATAAGCAATCCAACTAATAACCAAACGGCATAAGTAAAAGTAAATTGATACGATAAACTGTTCCATGCTAATAAAATAATTAACGCCCCCACAATCTTCAAAATGGTGCCTCCTGTAATAAAAGTGATGCTACTGCGTATGGATTGGCTTTAGGCTCGCGTGGTAGCGTCTTTAAGGCCATGCCTGCGGTTAGGTAGGGGGTAGCCTCCAGTTTAGATACAAACTTCCTGCAAGCTCCTCCAAACTCGTCTATGAGGATGTAACGATACTGGCTCATAGAGTGTAGCCATCGGCTTGTATTCCCTTAATTGCGTCATCTAACTCTTCTTCACTTTGGGTTTCCCAACCCCAGTGACCATAACGCAAAACAAAGTCCAATGCACTTTTTGTATCCACTCCGAGTGTCTTGGCTTCCCAGTTAACTAGCCTATCAATTTTTTCTTGTTTGTTCATCATGCCTCCAGTGGTTTAACTATTACCGCCTTGATGTGTTGGGTGGTTGTCACTGATTTGACAAACTCTTCATTGCTGAGTTTGCGTACCAGTGGCGCGCTGATGTTCTCGCGGTCGTACTCTTGGACCTCGGCAAAGAATGACTCGCCTGAGTAGGTACCAATGCCACGCGAGATAAGTTCTGCTTTGAGCTTGGACTTGATCTCCTCTAGCTCTTGGATCTGTCTGCTGATGGTACCATATTGGTCAATGATGTTGTTCATAATTTCTCCTGTCTAAAATTAGATTATAGTCTAAGTCGTTACTAATTGTCAAATAATTTTTTTCTCATGGATTTTATTCCCTTTTCTAGGTGGTATCTCCATGTCTTTTCAGATACCCCAATGTCTTCATGTGTATTGCCCCTCATAAAAGCAATAACCATGCGGTGTTGTTTTGGTTCCAGTCTGCTTACCAATTTCCACAACAAACGTTGGTTTATTGTTGGTATTTTGGTGTCTACAAGAAATTCAACGGCATCATCATTGATAAGATCAAGCTCCATGATGTCGGGTAGCTCTTCCCATAATTTTGGGGATATTGGCTTTAGTCGCGCCTGTTTTCTGTACATTATTTGTCCTTTTTAAGATGAAATTCTAACGCATTTTGCATACACTGTTTAATTGCCGCGTCAACAAGGGCTCGGATCTCTAATTGATCCCAGCGTGTCTCTTTTAAGTGCTCCACTACCAGTGGGTGTAACTGTTCCCATTTCATATTAACCTCCGTATGCGTCAATGTAATCGGCCACCGCTTGGGCCTCGGTCTCTTTTTCTGTAAACCATAGTGGCTTGGTGTCTAGCACGTCCTGTGCGTCTTCTAACGTAAACTCATAGCTTAGTTTGCCTGCCTCTTTAATAATCTTGTTTAGGTCCATTATGCCTCCTCGTGTAATCTAATGCGGGCTTGTTCAATGTGATTATACCACCAATATATTGAATCACTCATCTTTCCACTCCTCAAAATCATAGTCAAATATATAAAAGTCTGCGTCTATTGCCTGCTGATACGCGTCGGCAAGTGTTGGCGCGTCAATGACAAGGGTATCCCCCTTGTCGTCCTTAAAGTACGCTGTAATCATACAACCTCCTTGTTTTTACAATTCCAACAGAATAGCACACCAGTGCCGTACTTGATGGCACGCCTTTGGGTGCAGTGCTTACACTTGATGCCGTTTTGAATGATTGGGCCCATTGTGTGGGCGCCTGATATGAGTCGTGCCATTGTGGCCTCCTATTTAACTTGCTCGGTAGTAACATTGTACCAGTGAACGTGGCAGGCCGCGCTCGGTGCCATTGTCGTGATATACGCCATCTATGAGGGCCACGGCGTGTCCGCGCTTGATTACTATCCACTTACCCTTATTGTTGTCACGCGCGAACGTGGCGAGGGTTTGGCGGTTGCCGCGTGGCAATTTGTCCATCTCGGCGGTTGGCTTGCCAGTGAGCCGTTTAATCACGGCGTCGGTTTGTTTGCGGTACATGCCACGGCGTGGCTTGCGCCCTGCCTCCGCACACATGGTGTGCACCTTAGGATACTCGACGTTGAACGCTAGGCTTAGGGCCCGAACCACGCAGTCATTGATCTCGGTGTTGATTGTGCGTGGGTTGTTTTTAATGTATTGGAAGTCCATAAAATCTCCTGTGTGTTGTGTGTGGTCATCATCAGTGCACGCCTAACGTGCATACACCTCGCGGTGTTTCGACCTTATTATACTGCCTGCCCATACCTCTGCAACGTCAACCTCCTCGAGCATATAGTCGAGGGTGTCACTGCTAAGGTCTTCGAGGACCTCACTGCGCTCCATGATCAGGTTTTGGATCAACTGCTCCTTGGTCATCTCGCGCCACTGGATCAGCTCACTGCGCAGGATGGTTTGTATTCTCTCTTGACGTGTCATGGTGTTACTCCTCTTCAAAAACATATTGTAAGTCTTGGTAGATGCGCTCAATCTCGCGCTGAGTGTCTTGGTCAAGATCATCAGTCCACACTGAGCGAATTAGCTCGCGTGCCTGCTCGATTACTGCCTGTTTTGCTTTAATATCCATATTAACTCCTTTGTGTTGGTCATCATCAGTGCACGCATAACGTGCAGACACCTCGCGGTGTTTCGACCTGTATTACTCGTAGCAGATACCCTCATCTAATGCAACCTGATAGGCATCATCGTGACCCAGTGTTTTGACTAGCTCGTAGTCGTCATTTTCAAACTCGTACACCTCAAGACTAAACTGCTTAGTTTTGGAGTTGTATTGAAGGATGTCCTTGTCATCTACCGACCACTCGAGGCAGTCACCTGACTGCTCGGGCAACAATCTAGCAGGCACTACTTTTTTATCGTCAATCAATTTTAAGATCGTAAAATTAGGCATGGTGTTATCTCCTTTGTGTTGGTTAGTAATTCCTCGGTGACACTACAATGCAATGCCACCTGAGCATTACTATCTATTAGCATACGCACTGTGGATAAGTGCACTGGTTCTGCCAGCTCCCCCTTATTTATCTCGGTTGGGTTTGAGTACTGCGACAACATGGTTAGTATAACGACCTTTTAAAAACTGCGTACGATTATTTTAATGTCCTACTAAACTGTGTGGGTATTATGTGGGAGCGCGAGTCCACCGAATAATGTGACATTCACGCCCACACTCAACGTCCTCCCCTCGCGCCCGCATAGCCTTACTGGCTGGGCCTCAAGTCCACCAAGCCACGATCGCACAGTGGTCAATGCACCAGTGAGCCAAACTGCCTGCGCGCCTCCTAGGCCCCTTCTCGTGCGTCCTATGCGTCAATAGGTGTTTACCCTAACCTGGCGGTTAGTAAGCACTCACTTACACTTATGCACCACATTGGTGCGCTGGCCCACGTTCCACATTGTGAGATAGCATTTCACATTATGAAACGCATTACCTTATTGCGAATGAGAATCATTATTATCTGCACTGCTCGGGCCTAGATGCGAATGAGAATCATTATCATGTAGCCCTGTTGCGCACTGAGCGGATCGGGGCGCGGAACCATTCCACATTATGAGATGCCATACCACAATGCGGTACAGGCTATGTTAGTGCGCACTAGGTGAGTGGCTCACTGCCTGAGCTACCGCACTGCCCCAGTGCCTACTAACTTAGTGCACCAATGTGGTGCGCCCCAGTGTGTACTTACTTACTTAGTGCACCAAAACAGTGCATAGGGGGCTTTTCTATAAGGCAATGCACCAATTTGGGTCCTGTCGGAGGGTCTGAGGCAGAGGCTCCAACCAAACCTGAGTTTTTGTATTTTCTTCCAGAAACACTCTTTTGCAGGGAAAACCCTAACTTCTAAATTTTTTTTTGAAAAATTCTAAAAACTAAATGATAATCATTATCATTTGCGTTACCTAAAATCAATGACTTACAGAGGTTTGACGGGGTGACGGGGGTAGCGTACCCTTTTTACTATTTTTTATAAAATTTTTTAAAAAATAACGTAAGTACTGGGGGAGGGTGAAATATGGTCCGCAACCCCCGTCACCCCGTCGAAATGTAGGTTTATTTTTAAAAACAGGACGATACGCTTATATTCTTTGCATTAGTGTTAGTATGAGCAAATACGTTTACCAAATACAAGGGGCACTGGAAAATCCCCAAGGCCAGTTTATTGGCCTTAGAGTATTGGTATGCAATATAGACTTCTTGGACATGGTTGATGTACCTGTAGAGATACTAGACGCCGAGACTGTTAAGTATATGCAATTTAGACTTTCCATTACCGCAGAGCCAGTTAACATTGCTGCACTGCCCGTGGAAATGCAAAACAAGATACGCACTCCGTTAGGGAGATGGCTGGACCGATGGGTTCTTGAAAACTTTTATGGCGATAACCGCAAACACAAAGATACTAACTCTTGATTATTGGAAACCAGCGTCTCAGCTGGAAGTAGGTGACTGGGTATTTGACCGTAACGGTAATCCTGTCCAGATCAAACTAACTCAACAATATCATAGCGCTGAGTGCTATGAGGTAATGTTTAATGATTTTCTCACCATCACTGGTGATTTTAAACTGACACTTCCAGTAGAAACTATCAAATACCGTAATAGGCTACACACGTATAAGGGCAAATTGACATTTCGCCGCCCACTAAAACTGTTTACCGCCGACCAAATTACACAAACCTCACTCTTAGATTCGCGTAACCGCAAAACTTTGTCGGTTCCTACCGCACATCCTTTACAACTCCCCCATAAAGATTTACCCATACCCCCATTTCTATTTGGCTTTTGGTATTTTTCACGTAGATCCACTGGAAGATTGGCTGCGGCCCCTGGAACTGCTGAGTATGTACACCAAAAGTTTAAAGACCATGGGTATAAAGTCAGAACGCATGCCTTAATTGACACGGGAGAGCGTGATTTTTCTACAGAGCCTAGCATTACGCGACAGCTTATACCCAATACCCCAAAAATTATACCAAATAATTACTTACTTGCTTCTGCTGAACAACGCCAAGACTTACTCTCTGGGATTGTTTGCGCAAAACCTAGGCAATACAACAAAAGACAAGACACTTTTAGGGTAACATCTAAAAATTATGACACAATGCGCAGGGTTCAGTTGCTTGCTGAGTCCCTTGGGTCCCGAGCAAAGCTCTACCACGACCCACATAAGCAAGACTATACCGTTTTTTTTAAATCTAGGTTACCTTTAATCCCGGGTCAAGCATCACCGCCGGTAAAAGTTCACTATGGCCGCAGGTATATCACAGAAGTCACACCAATTGCCCAACAGTTGTGTGTTCATTTTGAAACCACTGGCGAAGATAACACTATTTTAGCAGGAGAGGGCTTCATACCATGTCTTTAACACCAAAACAAGAAGCAGAACTTAAAAAATTTGCTATTGCAAGGCCACATTGGCCTAAACCACAGCTTGATGCCGCTATTTGGCGTATTAAATGGGCCTTACAGGCACTACCACATCAAAAAGAACCAGATGATAACGAATATGACACATTTCTTATGCTTGCCGGACGGGGATCTGGTAAAACGCACACTGCGAGCCATTGGATTGGCATTCGTGCTTGGATGTATGACCACACCCGCTGGCTCGTCACAGCGCCCACCTCAAACGATATACGTGCAACTTGTTTTGAAGGAGACTCCGGACTTCTCAATATCATTCCCGCCAGCCTCATCCGGGACTACAACAAATCCCTTTTTGAAATTACCCTCACCAACGGATCCATCATCCAAGGAATACCGGCGTCCGAACCGGAACGTTATCGTGGTAAACAATATCATGGAGCCTGGTTCGACGAGCTGTGCGCATTTGACTATCTTGACGATGCCTATGACGGTGTACAGTTTACCCTCCGTCTTAAAGACCCCAGAATCCCTCGGGTGCAGCAGATTATCACCACCACCCCAAAACCTAAGGAACTCATTGTAGACCTTAACGAAGGTAAAATAGGGGGTGATGTATATGTAGTAAATGCAAGCTCTTTTGACAACCGCGAAAACCTTTCAGAAACCTTTTTTAAACAATTAGATTCTTATGATGGCACAGATTTAGGTAGGCAGGAGATTTATGGTGAAATCCTTGACCCAGAGTCTTCAGGCATTATTAAACGTAAAATGTTTAAAATGTGGCCGGCCAACAAACCCACTCCAACCTTAGAATATGTAATTGCCTCGTATGACCCCGCTACTAGCGAAAAAACAATGAACGACCCGACCGCCTGTGAGGTATGGGGTGTATTTGACAGAGAAGACGCGGGCACTTGTGTTATACTACTTGACTGCTGGGACAACCATTTATCATACCCTGAGCTGCGTCGTAAAGTAATTGATGATTTTAAAGAGGTTGTCTATGGTGCGGATAATGACTTTGGTAAAGGTAAAAAAGCAGACCTTATACTCATGGAGGATAAATCAGCTGGTATTTCTTTAATTCAAGAACTTCAAGGCGCTGGGGTGCCGGTACGTGGATATAACCCAGGACGCGCCGATAAGGTGCAACGATTAAACATTGTAGCCCCGCTTGTTGCTAAGGGAAAGGTATTTATACCAGAAGACCCAAACAAACCCGGTGAGTACGCAGATTGGGCAAAACGCTTCCTACGGCAGGTTTGTTCGTTTCCGGAGGCTGGAGGCCATGACGACTACGTTGACGCCCTCAGCCAGGCCCTACGCGTCCTCAGAGACTCTGGTTGGTTGCAGCTAGATCCCCTGCCGGTACGTGACTATGATTATGCAGATGATGACGCCAGAAAGAAGTTTAGCAATCCATACGCCCAATAAGGGCGGTTTTACCTGTCTTTGTGCATTAGTATAATTAGAATGGACTTTCTTAAAACCCCCCAACAAATGCTATTAGAACAGTCGCAAGCTCAACCGCAGGCTCCTGTTCAAAACAACATGCTAAAGACCCCACAGCAAATGCTGATGGAGCAAACTGGCTTGCCCCAACAATACATGTATGCAGACGGCGGGTCAGTTGGAATGTCACCACAAGATATGTTAGCCGCAATTATTGCAGCTAACCAGACACCCCAAAAGTTTGCAGCAGGCTCGTTAGTTAAAAATATTGCAGGACAATCTGCATTTCAAGTTCCTTTTGCTGGTGATTACGCAGCTAACATTGCAAACAACATGCAAGCACAAAAATACCCTGAGGCTGCGGTAAATGCAGCAGACCTTGGATACTCAGCATTTGCCCCTCTAAACGCACTTACAGCGGGAGCAAGCCTAATGGGTTACTCACCAGAGGTTGGGGATGCCACACTTGAAGGTTGGAAAAAGCAAGAAATGGAGCGCCAGTTAATGGAGCAGTACAAGGCTAAGTTAAAAACAGACCAACTACAAAAAATTAAAGAAACCAGATTTTACAAAAAATAATTTATGGCACAACCAACAATACCCCTGCAACAAGGCGCTAATCTGCCCGGTTTAGAAACCGAGGAGAACATTCAAGAAGCGCAGATGCAAGACGTTCAAATGGACTACTACGAAGATGCGCTAGGCTTAGAACCCGGTGACGTTGAAGAAGAAGTCATTGAGCTAGAAGATGGTAGCGTTGTTGTAAATTTTGTTCCAAAATCATCACCACAAGAAGCTCCAGAATTTTACTCTAACATGGCTGAGGTTTTGGACGACGACGTACTAGAAAAACTAGCAACAGAGTATCTTGACCTTATTGACGTCGATAAGGAATCACGCAAACAACGAGATAAACAATACGAAGAAGGTCTTCGTAGAACTGGCCTCGGCAAGGACGCGCCCGGAGGAGCCACGTTTGACGGAGCTTCCAAAGTCGTCCACCCCATTATGGCAGAGGCATGTGTTGATTTTGCTGCGTCTTCCTCAAAAGAATTATTACCACCCGACGGTATTGTTAAGTCTAACATCAAAGGTAATGCCGATCGTATTAAAGAAGAAGCAGCTGCCCGTAAAGTTGACTTTCTTAACTGGCAGTTATCTGAACAAGTTCCTGAGTACCGGGACGAGATGGAACAACTTCTCACACAATTGCCCTTAGGTGGTTCACAGTTCCTTAAGTGGCGTTTTGATTCTGAACAGATGCGCCCTACCTGCGAATGGGTAGCAATTGATAACATTTATTTACCATACGCGTCAACAAACTTTTACACGTCACCACGGGTAACTGAAGTTCAAGACATTACAGAAGATACGTTACTACAACGTATTGAGACTGGCATCTATCGTGACATTGATAGTGATTATTCATCTGATGCCCCACTCACAGATCAGACAGGCCCACAAAAAGCCAACAACAAAATTGAAGGTAAAGAGGATCCATCTAAAAACATTGACGGATTACGTCGTGTGTACGAGATTACCTGCTTTATCCGCTTAGACGACTACGAAGAGACAGACGGCCGCCGCGCACCATATATTTTAACCATCGACGAAACAACCGGCAAGGTGCTGTCATTATACCGTAACTGGGAATGTAACGACGAAAAATTAGAAAAGCTAGACTGGTATGTTGAATTTAAGTTTATCCCTTGGCGCGGTGCTTACGCCATTGGGCTTCCTCACCTCATTGGCGGTCTTTCTGCTGCTCTCACCGGTGCTCTGCGCGCTTTATTGGACGCTGCTCACATTAATAACAGCCAAACACTTCTTAAGCTCAAAGGCGGACGAATTGGTGGCCAAAGTGACCGAATTGAGCCAACACAAGTAATTGAAATTGAAGGCGCTCCAGGTGTTGACGACGTGCGTAAATTGGCCATGCCAATGCCGTTTAACCAACCGTCTTCTGTGCTGTTTAACCTTTTAGGTTGGCTAACAGACGCAGCTAAAGGAGTAGTTTCTACAGCCGAAGAAAAAATTGGCGAAGCAAATAACAACATGCCTGTTGGTACAGCACAAGCGCTGATCGAACAAGGGGCTAAGGTATTTTCTAGTATTCACGCCCGCATGCACCGCTCGCAGGCTAAGTCACTAGCAATTATTTCTAGGCTTAACCACTGGTATCTTAACGAGATGGATAACCAGTCCGGCACTGAAATTCAGGTCCGTGACTTTGCTTCAAACAATGACATTCGTCCTGTATCTGACCCTAACATTTTTTCAGAGACGCAGCGTGTTGCACAAAACCAAGCCCTTTTACAAATGGCTACGTCCGCGCCTCCAGGAATGTTTGACATTCGCGCAGTCTATCGCCGTGTCCTTGGTCAACTTAAAGTTCCGTCAATTGACGAGGTATTACCAAACCCAATGGGTGCCAAAGAGTCTAACCCTGCACTAGAAAACGTTTCTATGACAATGGGTAGACCAGCTGCCGCCTACCCAGACCAAGATCACATCTCGCACATTAAGATTCACTTAGCGTATGCCGCTGATCCTGCTTATGGGGCCAATCCAGTTATTGGCCCAGTCTTCGCACCAAACGCTTTAGAGCATATTAAACAGCACTTAACACTACATTACTTGCAATCTATGCGCTCATACGTGGCGCAGGCTCAAGGTGGCCGGGATACATTGGAACTAAACCAAGAGAAGCCACTGGACCTAGAGGCACAACAAGCTCTTGCATTAGCCTCACAAATGGTAGCACAAGATTCACAGCAGGACATGGCACCGTATACACAGCAGATCCAGCAATTGGCTCAAAAGGTACAAGAGGCTCAACAGATGCAACGCCAGACAGCTGCCGAGTCTGATCCAACAGCTCAGGTTATCCTTAAGACCCAAATGGCTGAGACAGAGCGCAAGGCTAAAGAATCACAGGCTAAGCTGCAACAGTCTGCGGCTAAAGACAAAATGGAATATGAGTTGGATATTGCCAACTTACAACGTCAAGTCGCTGAGCTCCAGGCTAAGTACGAAACGCAAACTCAGATTGATGCTAATAAAAACGCAACTCAAATTGCATTAGCCGACATTAATAACTCATCACGCGAGCGCGTAGCTCAGATGGGTGCGGACATTCAACTGTCTCAAGAGCAGCAACGTATGGCTTATGAGCACGCAATGACTGCCTTAGAGGCGACCAACGCAGCTGAGCAAGACATTCGCCAGCATGGATTGGAAGTAGAGCGCAATCAAATGGCTCAACAAGCCCAACAAGTTCAGCAACAAATTGCAGCACAACAACAAGCCCAACAAACGGGCTTAGACCACGCAACAACAATGGAACAGAATGCCCAAAGGCATGCCCAAGAATTACAAAAACTAACAACACCCCCACAAGGAGCAATATAATGGCCGAAAAAAACCTACAAGGCTTTCGTCAAACTTATCAAGAAACTGGAAAACTGTCATCCGGCGGCGGCCCAGAGTCTAAAAAATTAGATGCAGGTCCATCTGGATCCAAGCGTCCTAACAACGCCGTTAAAGGTAAACCTGCTCGTTCATCTAAAGTTGGACCAGACAAGAACCTAAAAGACATCGGTGGTGGTAATTTCTATTAATGTTTAGGGCGGATTTCTCCGCTCTATTGCATTAGTGTAAGTATGAAAGACTTTATTTCCGAAGTTATTTCGCGGACGCGAGATGAGCAAACAAGATTGGCGGAAACCCTCACCGCTGGAAGTAATGTCAACTCCTTTGATGATTACCAACGATTAGTTGGCAGACATGAAGGATTTAAAGTGGTATTAGACATTATTAATGAAATTTTGAGGGAAGACGAAGAAGACCTGTAGAGGTCAAGGAGCACTGGACAGTGTTTGATATAAAAGGCAATGAAGAGCCGGATACAAGATCAGAGGAAGAATGTTTTCCCCCAATCGACACCGGTATTGATGTAGCTGGAGACCGTGTTTTAGTTCAACTACGACGCGAAAAGTCAACCAGTAAAGGTGGAATCATCCTAGTTGATGAGACCAGACAAACGTTACGATTCAATGAAACAGTAGCAAAAGTGGTGCAAGTCGGACCACTAGCATACCGCAAC